GTTGGATTAAACTCCCAATGTGGTTATGGAAGTCACTTCCGGGGCCCCCTTACAAATCGTAAGGAGGCACCGATCAGTGTATGAGATACACTAAACGGGTCCCACCCGGCTTGTACCAATACTTGCTCAGATAACGAATTATCTAAGAAGCGTTGATATGACGTGCCTTGTTGAATCGCAACCCCGTAGTTTTTAAACCCGGGGTCAGGATCCTCTCGACACGCCTGGCGTCCGATTTCTGGCCACGTGGCGTAAAGCCCCGTGGACTGCTGAAGTTTGACACTCCAACATGCCTCGTGAACCGTTAGTGTCACCTGGAACGCAGGTATCGAATTGGCGGCCGTCAAAAAGTCGCCAACCCGAAAGAACCAATCAACTATAAAGCTGAAAGGTATCGCGTCCCAGATAATGGCAGGATCCCAAACGACGCCAAAAGCGTCGCAGAAGGCTCTTACCTCACCCTGATGCTTAGACAGCTCCGGTATTCCATACGAGTACTTAATTGTACACGTAAAAGGAGTCGGAGAAACACAGCTAGTCTTAGCGACGGTCCCAACGGCAGAAGCCATAGGAACCCTCGAAAGGCACACTGTGGGCAGCCTAAACACACGTTCGTAGTCTGGTATCGGAAGAGAAACCTTGTACTTATGTACAAGAATTTTTCCTTCCTGAGCCAACAACTTCTTGAGCTCGCTACGATACGTAGCGAGACCCTTAAGTATGCCTACGACGTCGGTAAGGAACGGCCTCCAGCCATATCTGATATTCAGATGGCCGGAAGCAATATTGTACAGGAACTTGCGATGACGATCCCAATACTCAAACATCCGCTTAAAGTCTTTCAACTCTAAGATGAAGTTAAGTATCGAGACTCGCCTTCGAATAGATACCCTCGAAAGGAGGGATCTAAATGCGGCCATACGATATGGTTGCATCTTAATTCCACCAATTATGCCTGCCGTTGCTTCAGTGAAGGCGCTTTCCCCCGGATATGACGGAGATAACTCCGAACATATCAGGAGGGCGGCATCAGACAACACTGACGATTCTCCAACCATAGAACACTCTGCAGAGAGTGGGAATGGCCCAGGATTGACCGTGATATAGTTGCAATGACTACAGTTCTTGTAGACAGCAACATCACCGCGGTCATACGTTATGGCTTCACGCGTGCGTTCATACGTACAGAGTCGGGAACCGTCCTCATTCATATCAGGACAGTAACCCATAGCCGACGTATAAGACACGAGTCTGGGAACAGAAACACTGTTTCTGTGCTTGGATTTCGTACTCATAGGTGTGGATGGGAGGGCGGGTCGGAC